TGCAACCAGCTCCACGCCAACCAGACCAGCCGTACCTTCTGTCATTGCAACGGTATCGTTTGTGTCAAACCTCTCAACGGAAGCATAATTAGACCCTATGGCACTCGTACCAATCAAAATCCCTGCTGGCGTATACCGCAACGGTACAGAGTACCAGTCTGCGGGGCGCTGGTACGACTCAAACCTTGTGCGTTGGTTTGAGAACACGCTGAGACCTTGGGGCGGGTGGCGTAAGCGCTCAACCTCTCAGATGACTGGTGTCAGTCGTGGAATGCTGACTTGGCGTGATAACTCCAATCTTCGTTGGATTGCTGCTGGTACGCCATCCAAGCTCTACGCCATGAATGAGGCGGGAACTCTCAAGGACATCACGCCTACAACCTTCACGACTGGTGCGACAGACGCAACGATAAAGACTGGCTACGGCTATGGCGCTTATGGTGCTTACTCCTACGGTGTAGCGCGTCCAGATTTGGGCGACATAGTGCCAGCAACCACTTGGACGATGGATTCATGGGGCGAATACTTGGTTGCGTGTTCTAGCAAGGACGGTCAACTCTTGGAGTGGCAACTAGGATTTACCACGCCAACAAAGGCTGTGGCGATTACTAACGCGCCAACGAGCTGTGCAGCCGTGATGACGACGGCAGAAAGATTTGTCTTTGCTCTTGGCGCGTCAGGTAATCCACGCAAAGTCTCTTGGTGTGATCAAGAAAACAACACCGTCTGGACACCATCGGCTACCAATCAGGCGGGTGACTTTGAACTCAATTCTGTCGGCTCTTTGAAGTGCGGTAAGCGCGTCAGGGGTATCAATCTTCTGTTTACCGATGTGGATGTCCACGCTGCGACTTACATCGGTTTACCTTATGTCTACTCCTTTGAGAAGGCTGGATCAGGTTGTGGCGTGATCAGTTCTCAAGCCGTAGCAGCCATTGACACCGCAGCCATTTGGATGTCTAAGTCAGGCTTCTGGGTGTACGACGGCTATGTCAAGCCTTTGGTGTCTGATGTTGGAGACTATGTTTTCCAGAACATCAACTACAACCAGTCAAGCAAGGTCTACGCAGTACACAACAGCAAGTATGGTGAGATCATTTGGTTTTACCCTTCTAGCGCCAGCAATGAAAACGACTCATATGTCGTCTACAACTACCGCGAAGGTCATTGGGCTATTGGCTCTTTGGCTCGGACTGCTGGAACTGACAGAGGCGTATTCGTTAATCCTTTGATGATTTCGTCAGATGGATACATCTATGAGCACGAAGTCGGATTCACTTACGACGGTGCTGTCCCATTTGCTGAGTCTGGTCCTTACGAGATCGGTGCTGGCGACAACATCATGTCTGTGCGTCGTGTCATTCCTGACGAGCAGACCTTGGGTGAAGTCGTTGTTTCCTTCAAAACTCGGATGTACCCGATGGCGACGGAAACCACTTACGGACCGTACCCAGCAGCTCAACCAACAGATGTGAGATTCGCTGCCAGACAGGTCAAGGTTAGATACACGGGCGATGTCTTAGACGATTGGCGCGTTGGCGTTAACCGTTTTGATGTTGTCGCAATGGGTAAGCGGTGACTTAGAATTGAGTCAAGAATTAAGGGCAGGGAAAGTACCTGTATGTATCCGAGAGGATTACATCTTTTACTTGGAGTTCTTTGAGGGTCTTCTTTGGTTTCACATCGACATCAAGCGATGGTCGGCAAGGACAAAGAAGGGCTGTCAGAGAGACTTTGCTCTTGTGGAGGATTTAATTGGGAAGCCTATCTACGCGCTGATACGCGAAGATGACATCAAACTTGCAAGATTTGCCAAGTCCTTTGGCTGGTCTGAGAAATGTCAAATATCACTATTAGACGGATCGAAGGCTTTTATTTACGCTAATGCGTAGCAAGGGAGATTGATATGGGTGGAGTAGTAAGCAATGTAGTTAGCGGTGTTGGTGACTTAGGTCAAGGCATTATTAGTGGCGTTAATGAGGGCTTAACTGATCTTGATGATTCTTTACCTCAAGAAGCCAAGATTGCAGCAGCTATCTATTTGGCGAGTCAGGGTATGCCTGTCGGTGAGGGCGCTGGATTTGTTGGAACAACTGGCTCTGCAATAGAAGCTGCTGAAGCATCTCAACTATCAGGACTTACTGGTGGTTTTACTGGAGCAGTAGCAACTCCAGTTACAACTGGTTCAGTATTAGCCACAGAACTCCCAGCGTTTGGCGCTACTAATGCTGGTTTTACTTTACCAGCCATTCCTCCAGAGTTAAGTGCAGCATCTAATGCTAATAGTGTTGTTAATGCTGTATCTGGTGGTGCATCAAGCGTACCTGCTGCCGTTACTCCTCCAGTTACCCCATCGGCTATCCCTTCAGCCGTTACGACTGCTGGCGAGATGACTGCACAGGAAACGCTTAAAAAGATAGCAGAAGAGCAAGCTAGTTCTACTGGATTACTTGGTGGCGCAGTAAATTGGGCTACGGCTAATCCAGCAAACGCACTGCAAGCAGCAGGTTTAGGATTAACGGCTGCAAAGGCTTTGGGTGGAAGCACACCAACATCAAGCACCGCAACAACTAGCATTGACCCAGAGATCAAAGCAGCGTTTCTACGCAACCTAGAGGAAGCCAGAGCAACGGCTGCTGGTCTAGGACAAAGAGAGTTTGCTCCTTATGCTGAGTACAACCTCGGCATGGTTCAGCAGTACATGAACCCGTATGAGAATCAAGTGGTGCAGAACACATTGGCAGACATTGAGCGTGCTCGCCAAGGTCAAATATCTGCTGAAGGTGCAGCAGCCACAGCAGCAAAAGCATTTGGCGGTTCACGCCAAGGCGTTACAAGATCACTTGTTGACGAGGCAGCACTACGCAATGCAGGTAACTTGGCTGCTCAACTGCGTCAAGGTGGATTCACTCAGGCTCAGAACTTAGGTCTATCGCAGCAACAACTCAAGCAGCAATACGAGCAACAAAGACTCGATGCAGCTCGCAACTTAGGTCTAGAGCGTTTGAATGTGGCGCAAGGCGCACTAAGTCTGCAACCTGCAAGGATCGGTGAAAGCACTACGACTCCTCTGTACCAAAACACAACAGCTTCTGCTCTTGGTGGTGCTTTGGGTGGCGCTCAACTAGGTAAGTTAATCGGTGGAACGGCTAACCCTGAGTATGCTGGCTATGGCGCTGGCATTGGTGGTTTGCTCGGTCTCATGTAAGGGGTAAATGATGGCAACAATGCAAGACTTTAGTGGTTTACTCTTTGGCGGTGGTGGCACTGGTTTAGAAAACTATATTACGCCAGAGCAACAGCAAGCAATTCAGCAGCAGTCAATGTTGCAAGCTGCTTCTGCTTTGCTCTCTGCTGGCGGTCCAAGTCGCACTCCGATCTCTATCGGTCAAGCGCTTGGCGGTGCTTTACAGGCTGGACAGCAAGGCTATCAGCAAGCACAACAAGGCGCTATACAGAATCTGTTAACACGCCAGAAGTTACAAGAAGGCGCATTAGAGCAAGCCAGAATGAAGGCTTATCTTGATGCACTTGGTGGTGAAGGTGGCGCTCCAGCCGTAGCAGGTCAAACAGGTATGCCTACTGCTGGCGCTGCACCAACTGCAATGCCTATGGGTGCTCAAGCTCCTCAAGGTGGCGGTGGAATGTTTGCTGGTCTCACACCAGAGCAAAAACGCTTATTGCCTTTAATGAAGCCAACAGAGGCTATTAGTAAGGCTTTTGAGATGGCTGGTCAGAAGGCTGGTCAGTTAAGCGAATCTGAACTTACAGGTCTTGGTTTACCGCCAACAACGCTTGCGTACAAGATGCCTAACGGTGAGACGAAGATTGTCTATCGTCCTGACTATCAATGGATTGAGACACCTGCTGGCGGTAAGCAGTTAATGGACATGAACAACCCGCTTGGTGTTGTACCTAAACCTGTGCAAGACAGAGTGGTAGCAAGTGGAACAGTACCAAAGCCAACTGGTGGCGCTCCTGCTGCTGGTGGTTTACCTACCTATCGTGGTGGTATGGCTCCAGCATTGAAGCCAGAGCAGATTATGACTGCGGTACAGGACTGGGACACTAAATATAAAACTCCAGTCGATAGCATCTTGTCAAGTTACAGCATCGTCAAGGATTTGGTGCAGACTGGCGAAGGCGGTATATCTGACTATGGCGTGCTAATCAAGTCGCTCAAGGCTCTTGATCCAAACTCTGCTGTTATGCAGGGTGAGGCTAGTGCTGCTGCGCAGATGCAGGGTATGGCTGACCGTATGCAAGGATTCTTAGACAAGATCGCTGCTGGTGGCGTTGGTAGTGAGCAAGCAAGGCTTGATCTTGCTAACTTGGCACGCTCTTCCGCAAAGGTTGCGATTGAGACATACAACCGACAGGCAGACCGCAAGGCTGCATTACTTGGTCAATATGTACCTAAATCAGTTCTTGACTCTACATTCCAGAAGTACGCAATACCAGAAGAGTTGACATCTAAAAAGTCATTTCAACAAACCATGAGGGCTGGTACAGCACCTGCTGCTGCTGGTACTGTATTGACATTTGATCCCAAAACCAATACTTGGAGTTACAAGTAATGACAACCGTTAATGTTGAAGGGTACGGTCCAGTAGAACTACCAGATGGAATGACACGCGAGCAAATGGCTGCTGCCATTGCTTTGCTGCCAAAGCCTGAGACACAACGCATTAGGCAATTCGCTCAAGGCGCGACTATGGGAACTGCTGATGAGGCAGAAGCCCTAGTCCAGTCTCAACTTAAAGGCACAAAGTACGAAGACGAACTGTCTGCTATTCGCGGAAAACTCGGTGCTTATAGAAAAGCCTATCCAGTCGAGTCGGCAGGATACGAAGTCGGTGGTGCTATTGCACCTGCCATTGCTGCTGCACCATTTACTGGTGGTGGCTCTTTGGCTGTTGGCGCTGCACAGGCTTCTCCAGCACTAACCAGACTGATGATGATGGGTGGTGCTCAAGGCGGTTTTACTGGTGCAGCCAGCGCTGAAGGCGATCTATTGTCACGCGCCAAGGCTGGTGCAGTAGGCACAGTAGAAGGCGCTCTTATCGCTCCTGTGGCACAGGGAGTCATTAAGGCTACTGGCGCTTTGGTTAACGGTGTGATCGACGCAACCCGTCGTCGTGTTGGTGACCGTGGCGCAAAGGTCGTGGAGACTGAGATCAATCGACTGGCTACTGAGTCAGGTCTGACTACTGACGAGATTGTCCAGAAGGTTGCCAATGGCGAGATCATGGCAGAGAACGCAACATTGCAAGACGCTGTGCGTGCCTTTGCGCGTGGCGGTGGCAAGGCTGCAACTGCACTCAAAGACGCATTGACTCGTCGTCCTCCAGCTCTTCGCACGCAAGCGATGGGTGAACTGCAAGCAGGGCTTGCTGGCGACTTAGACGCTAATGTCTTGAGGTCTTACCGTTTGGGTGAGCAAGAACTTGGCAAGTTGGAGAGCGATCTGTACACGGGTGCGTACCGCCAAGGCGGTGTCATCAATAAACCAATGCTAGATGCTGCCTCAGACGCATTAAAACGCACACCAGAGGCTGGCAAAGCCATCAATGATGCCTATCAGTCAGCTACTGGTAAAAAGCCATTCTGGAATGTTACGCCAACAGGTGAAGTCAACTGGAGTCGTACCCCGACATTGGAAGACATGGAGATCATTCGTCGTGGCGTAGCATCCGCAAAGAATGCTGCGTTTACTGGCGGGTATGGTGAAGTCGGCAAGAATTTAGGTGCAGCAGAGAACGCGCTTCGTACCGAGATTGATACAGCATCGTTGGCTTTGAAGACTGCACGCCAGACATTTGCAAATAATCGTCTAGCGTCTGAATCATTCGACGCAGGACGCAAGGTATTCACAAAGAGTGCAGATGAAATTGCCTACGACTTTGAGAACTTAGCCAATAAGAGCGAAGGTGCAGCCAAGGCTTTTAGAGCTGGCGTAATGGACGCTTTGCGCAACAAGGCTAGTCTTGGTGCTGGCAAGACAATGATGCAAAAGATCAGCGATCCAGCATCCAAAGAAGGTCAGATTCTGCGCACCATATTCCCGCAAGATGAGCTTGACAATATGCTCGCAACCGTTGGTCGTGCGTCTCAGTCTCAGAAGGCTGCTACTGCAATTCTTGGTGGATCAGCCACAGCACCAACAGTATTCAATCAAAACCGCATTGGCATGAATATCTCAGCAGAAGAAGTTGCTGGCGCTTTGTCAGGAAACATGGGAAGTTATCTATCCTTGGCGAAAAAAGCCTTGGCTAAGTCTTCACCTAACCTGACAGATGACCAGAGACTCAAGGTCGCACAGGTATTGATCTCTGAAGACCCTAAGTTTGTGATGAATGCACTCAACGATCAGGGTGGCATCAAGATGCTGCAAGACCGTGTGGCGCAGTTATTTGGCACAGCACAGCGCGTACTGCCTTCGGCTGCTGCAATAACTGCTGGAAGCTATGCACCCAATATCTCTGGTGGACTTTTAGGGAAATAAGACGATGGCTGACTACATTGGCGCTACACCGCAGAACCCTTTGCTTGGTTTGCTCTATGGTGGCTACGATTATTTAAGGTCACCACAACGCACCCAGCAGATGCAGGGTCTGGCTAGTCTGCTTGAGTCAACTGGCATACCTAAGACCATTGAGCGTATGTCTTACGGTGAACCGTTGACGAACATAAGACGCGCCAATGTGCCATTGCTAAAGCCAGAGACTGCTGAAGCAATGATGACGGTTGCACCTATGGCTGGTCCTGTTGCGCGTGGAGCTGGTCGTTTGGTTGGCTCTCAGATCAATCGTGCAATGCTGGGTGAATCTGCAACTGGTAATGTGCTTAGTAATGCGCAAAAATCACTTTACCCACAACAAGCAGCACTAGACCTTGCGCAGCAAAGAGCTGCATTGCCAGTCAAGCAGGGAGGTCTTGGATTATCAGCAAACAATACTGCAATGGATAGAGCTGGAGCAATGGGGTTTGATACTGATGTTTATCATGGAACAAAAGCAGATATTTTAATTTTTGATCCTACAAAACCTGTATTTTCTGCACCAAATTCTGAGATAGCTAATCTTTATTCTCAAGGGGCAAATGCCAACATAATGCCTTTAATGTTGCGAGGAAAAGAATTATCAATTTCTGATTTAAATAAGAGTGGAGTTAGTGGAAGTTTTGCGGAAAATT